ATAAAGAACTCACCATACAAGTCATTTGATTTCATTTCTATTGATGCGGAGGGTATGGACTTTGAGATACTCGAACAGATCAACCTATCCGGTACACAAATGGTGTGCATTGAGCATAATGGCAATGCTGACCTGTTCCAACTCATTAAAGAGTACTGCAATGGGTTCGGACTGCACAAGAAATTATTAAACAATTTAGAGAATGTAATATGGGCAAGGTAGATCAAATAGCGGTGGATTGGTTATGGGATTTAAGTTTAATAAAAGAGTTGTCTGCATCTGACTTTGAACAAGCCAAAGAAATGGAATTTAGGCATCATGGGTTGTTTCTACATTGGGTTATAAAACACTACTCTACTGAAACTGTTGACGGGATGTTTGCATGGGTAGATTCTATGGGAAAGGAAGTAACAGTTAGAGAAATATTAAAACACTATTATAAAGAAACCAACCGAAAATGATACATATACATCCGCTAAATGACATCAAGGAGCATGATACATCTGATAAAGGAAATACTTGCCATTGCAATCCAAAAATAGAATTAGAATCGGGTGAAATGATAGTTGTACACAACTCTTTTGATGGCAGAGAGGGTGTTGAATGGGCTAATGAAATACTAAAACAGAAATAATATGGGCAAGGTAATCACCTCCCTATCTTCCACAGGTAGGGAAAACTATAATGAAGCGATGTTAGGACTTATCCGGTCCATCAATCGCAATGCTCCCGATTATGACACACACCTTCGTAGTGTGGATGGCTATGTGGATGAATACCAGGGTAGAAAAATACTGCAAGGCAAATGGCCGAAATCAAGCAACTACGAATCATGGTCGCATCAAAATATGCCGTATCAGTTTAAGCCAGTAATGATTGCCGAGGCATACGAATTAGGGTACCGGAAAATTATATGGTGCGATAGTACCATTCGAGTAATGAAGAACCCTGATCCGTTGTGGCAAATTGCAGCCGAACATGGTATTGTTGCGTGGAACAATGAAGGGCATCCGCTTCATAAGTATATTCCCGACCATCAATTAGAGTTCCTTAAGATTGAAGGGTACGAATCAGTAAAGCAGATGTATCAGATTATGGCTTGTTGCATTGTGTTTGACTTCGACCACCCTGCGACTAAGCCGATATTTGATAAGTGGATTGAAGGTGCCTTTAATAACTGTTTCTACCATAACGAAAGTAAGAATCCACACTATGTAAGCAGCCGGCACGATCAATCGCTGCTATCAGCTATTATGAATCTCAATGGTGTAAAGGTGCAGCCGTATGGTGGACTTGCTTACCGTGAGTTTATGCCAGTAGAACCATTCTTTATTAATTGGGGGGTAAAAGATTAACTTTGTACTATGGGCTACACAGGAAAAACAATCGAACTAATAGACATCATTATTGACAGAGTGCAATCAGTAGTGGATTTAGGAGCACAGAATGATTACCGCCATGCTACACTACCTGCACCATACATAAAAGATACCTACTATGCAAACAAGCAATACACGGCCATTGACATTAGCGGAGAAAACGGAAGTCAGCCATACGACTTGTCCATGCTTCACGATTTCGGAGTACAGTATGACCTTTTGGTGGATGCAGGAACATCCGAACACGTCGGGGACAATGGTAAGTTCGGATGGAAAGCCATTTACAACTGCTGGAAGAACAAGCACAACCTTGTTAAAGTCGGTGGATTCATTGTCAGCGAAAACCCAAAGACAGGGAACTGGCCCGGACACGGATTTAACTACTATACAACGGATTTTTATAAGTTACTCGCTGCCTTTGGTGACTATTCTCTTATTGATCTTGGTGAACATCCGGCAATGGGTAATACAACCGATGGTTGGAATGTTTACTGTGTTATGCAGAAAACTAAAGAGGAGTTTATAACCTTCGAGAAATTCAAGAAGTGTGGTATCGCAACAAGTTAAGCAGATAAAGGCAACATCGGTATTTTATGCAAATGAGAAGGCATACAATGAGGGATTCCCGATAATCTGCAATGAGGGGGGAAGTAGAAGTAGCAAATCATTTTCTATCGTTCAGTTGCTGATTCAGATAGCAACAAAGGAACGCAATAAGCGTATAAGTATTGTATCGCATTCACTCCCACACATTAAACGGGGCGCATACAGGGATTTCAAGACCATTATGGAGGATTGGAACATTTGGAAGGATGAAGATTTCAGCTTTACTGACTTCATCTACAAGTTCCCTAATGGCAGTTATATTGAACTTTTTGGTTTGGAAGATGAACAAAAGGCACGGGGGCCTGGAAGAGATATTCTATTCGTGAATGAAGCCAACCTAATCAAAAAGACACTATTCGACCAATTAGCAATGCGTACAACGGGGACTATCTTCTTAGATTGGAATCCTGCTGACTTCGTTAGTTGGGTTTATGATGTTGCGGACAATCCAAACAACAAGCGCATAAAATCTACCTACCTGAACAACAAGGGCAACTTATCACAAACACAGATAGACATCATTGAAGGGTATCGCAACCTACCCGATGACTTCATGTGGAAAGTTTATGGATTGGGTGAAAGGGGTGCTGCGAAAGAGATAATCTACACAAAATGGCAGATAACAGATGTATTGCCCGAAGGGGGCGATGTGTTCTATGGACTTGACTTTGGGTATGTCCATCCCCTTGCACTCGTTAAGGTGGTACACTATGAAGGTGCAAACTATGTGCAGGAATTGATATACAAATCGGGATTAACTCCATCTGAAATTATCCGGGAAGTGAAAGACCACATATCAGATAGAAAACCCGTGTACTGCGATGCAGCGGAACCTAAAAGCATCGAAGAACTGTATCGGGGTGGCATCAATGCACAACCTGCTAATAAAGAAGTATGGGCTGGGATATTAAAGGTTAAATCCTACCCATTGTACGTTACATCCGGTAGCAAAAACATTATTCGTGAGTTGCAGTCCTATAAGTGGAAGAAGGATAAGAACGACAATGTGATAGATGAACCCGTGAAGGAGAACGATGATGGGTTAGATGCGATGAGGTATGCTATATTCACCCATCTACATAAGCCGGCTTTTCAGGTGGCAGTATGGTAGGCGAATTAATCGTAATTTTGCCATAACAAATAAAACATTATGGGTTTATTCGATTTCCTCCGCCGCAAGGCAGCACCCGTTAAATCACCTGTACAAGTTTCAATAGAAAGGGGATTGATTACTTGGGATGGTCAGAACCAGGCAGAAATAGTAAGGGATAGTTACATCGGCAATGACCTTGTATATGCCATTATTCAACTGATTACCCAAAAGGCAAAAGTAGCACCTTGGGGAGTTTATAAGGTTAAAGATAAGGCGAAAGCAAAGCAGTATCAGGCGAAACTAAACTCACCCGTTACTATTGACCTCAAAGAATTGAAGGAACTGAAAGAGCAGGCCTTTGAACTTTACGAAGGCGATGCCCGACTGAATGAACTCTTAAAATATCCCAATAGCGAAGATACATGGTCAGACATCATCGAGCAATGGGTAGGGTTTAAGAAGATAACCGGAAATTCTTTCATCTATGCGAAAATGGTGGGCGATGCTTCCGTTAACAAGGGCAAACCAATGGAGCTCTATGTACTCCCGGCACAGTACATGGCAGTTAAAGTTGACATTGAACAATTCCCTCCAAAGAAGGTTGCATATCAACTTTACTATGGTCAGTACATCCCGTTCGATACGATTGAAATCCTGCATGATAAATATTTCAATCCTGAATGGTCAGCAACCGGTGGGCAATTGTATGGATTATCACCTTTACGCGCAGCAAGTAAGGTATTGACCCGTTCTAACAGTTCAAAGACGGCAAGTGTAGCCATGTTCGATAACATGGGTCCACAGGGGGTGCTTTACATGGATGACATGAGATTCGACCCGTTAAGTGGTGGCGCACAAGCACAAGCGCTTAAAACGCAAATATCAATGTCTTCCGGTGCCGGCAAGCATGGTAGTGCAGCCGTGAGTGGGTACAAGGTAGGATGGACACAGATTGGCCTACCTGCAAAAGACCTGCAATTAATCGAAGCAGAGAAATGGGATAAG